TCTTTGCATTGACTACTGAGTTCTTCAATTAGTTCCTCATCAATTTTCACACCATGGTATACTAGTTTAGCCAACATACTGTAACTAGTATCTAGCTCAATGTTTTTAAATTGTTCATGTACTTCTTCCGTACATGATGCAATGTATAACCTATTTTGCCTTTTTATAAGTGTCGGATTCCAATACTTACATTCATCATATGGTAGTAACTCATTTATAATCTGCTGCGTTTGTTCACAGCAACTAAAATTATCGTAATGTTTGGTAACTATATCGATGATTATTTTTAAATTATGTAATCCAAGTTTACTTGAATACACTTTATCGGCGTGACTCCAATTCATGACCCTTGCATTTCTAGCATCTTGTACAAAATTAGATTTAAATGGTGTGCGAACTATAATCCAATCATCCGATATTTTTACTGAGGGAATGGTAAACTCTGATGAACTAGCAATTACTTTGAGTGTCCAAGGCAATTCAGAAAGTATTTGAGCATCCTGGCCTACCTTTTGTACTTGCCGTGAATACTTAAGAACAATTTTTTTGAACAATGCATGTTGGTTACTTGTAATGGGTTTGCCTAACCCAACATTGTTTAACTGTAGGCTATACAAAAATTTCTTATCGTATGTTCCCAAACTTACTTTGTTAATTAGTAAGTCCAAAACATCTTCGGCATATGTATAGTTCATCGACATTTTAGCATTATGATATATTCATAAAAATAAGTCAACACAAATGGCTAATGGGAGCCGAAGCTCCCATTGCCTAGTTGAAAAATCTTAACTACGTTTCATACATGTAGTTTCAGCAAGCATCTTCCAGTTTTCGCTAATCTTGACCAGATCAGCAATTTTCAGACACATACGCAAGCTTAGTTCATGCAGTTTATTTTTGTTAACTGCCATGAATTCGAAAATTTCTTCAGCCTTACCTTCTTCAAAATTGTAGTCGCGGAACAGACCACCATCGCTATCACGGTGCACCTGCTTGATGCGCAACATCTTGTCACGCTCGGTGTCAACAGTCAGATCCAAAAAGTGACAACGTGACTGCAATGCCTCGAGGTGATCTTGCAATTTTTTCGACTTGACGTTTTCAAACTTCAAGTTAGTGATGAAGATTGCAGAACCCTCAAAGTTAAACTGATCAGGGATACCCTCACGGCGCAGCATAGAACTATCACTGTTCCAGCAGATACGTCTGCGCTTACCCGAATCAAGTGCTGCCTTAAGAATGTTTAGTGACAACTCGTCCTGAAACACAGAATCACAGTCATCGAACACCAACACGTTTTTCTTGTCAGAGTATTTGTACAATTGTGCATACAAACCCAGTGCAGTCATAGCACCTTTGACAATTTCAAAACGAACACGTTTGCCTGCAAGCTTGTCAAACATGCTAGCTTTTTCTAGCTGAGTTTCAACACCGAAACTCTTACCTACACCTGGGGGACCTGATACAATCATAGCCCGAATATCGCTATTGATTGCAGCCTTAGTCATTTCATCAAGAATCGAAAATCGCTTAGCGATACGATCCATTGCTTCCTCGTCAGTCTCGACCGACTTAGTTTCTTTTGCTTTAAATGCAATTGCGTTTTCTGTCACGGCTACTTCTCCATTTGTGAATACAACATCATTAATAGAATTTACTTTTACTTTGACAACATCAATAGCAATGTCAAATTGACCATCATTTTTTACAGTAACATAGTTACCTTTTTTACCTGTTTGAAAACCCTTGACAAGTGTGAATTCTTGATTAATAACAGGCTTGTTACGATACTCACCGAACTTAACAATTACTGTACTCATATTAGCTCCTAGTTATCAATTTATTTGATAATTATACAGAATACTGGATTAATTGTCAAGTGTTGCAATTGCTCTAATGTAAGTATTTCCACCTGAACGATGATAGAAATTTGTTTCACTTGTTGTCACTTTGACAGGACTATCGTATCCTAAATCTTGATAGATTTGTTTAAGTGTTGCTAAAATTGCATCAGATTTTAAATCGGATATCATAAATGAAACACTACGACGATTCTTGTCAAACTTAGAAGTCTTGTCAGTCCAGCAACCTGAATATCTTGCATTATTGACATCTAGTGCAATTTTGATAAGTTTTCTTGCTGTTTTTGTATTTGGGGTATTCATATAAGCTCCTAATCAGTCAATGAAGCTATTATATACCCAAACTGATTTATTGTCAAACGTTACAAAATTAACAACCTCGGATTAACAATCTTGTAAAATTGTAAATCATCTTTCACAGCCTTCAGAAACTTAGCACTAATGTTAAATTCAGGGTACTCGACCAATGATTCAAACATACTCAATAGTGGATTGTGCTTGTCAATAGAAAGGGAGTAAAGATGGTTATCTTCATCTGTCAACCAAAATTGGTAGTCTGATCCTGACGCTACTGACCTATATAACTTTTTTTCTAATTTAAGCTTTTTTACACCGATAAATGTTTGCAAATTTTCAGAGTTGGCATTATTACGCAAATCATCTATTTCTAGGTCGTAATAGTAAAACTCAGGTAACTTATAAATCATACCCCTATATTTTTCAGGGTATTCATTAGTGTAACCATTTGCTAGGTAAGTTGATAAATCTTTTCTAAACTTACTTAACTTTTCACCTTTAAGATTTTTAACCACAATCTTTTTACTATAGTAGTCACGAATTTGTGCGGCTATTTTATGTTCGTGTTCGGTTACATTAAAACCAGAATGCCTATATTCTCGGTGTTTGCGTTGTAAAACACTTAATGCTAAACCATCAACAGGGTCTTTCCACATTTTGTTTTCATCCATTTCAATGGAAGAAAAAATATCATCTAAGGACCAGGTGCGGGCAGTTTTAGTGTTGACTGCAAGATTGCCCAATAGTGTGTTTATACTCATAGAGTTACATCTTCCATTCCAGCAGTACGTAGTTTAACAATGTGGCCCATTTGCCATTGTTTGGCATCAAGACCCTTCATAATACCTAACCAACGATTACGCAAGTATGCTACTTCGTTGATTATGGTTTCAAAATCAATAACTTCTTGTTCACCGTCTACATACTTTTCAGCATCACGGCTAGTTAAGACTCTATTATACGCTTCTAAATATTTTTGAAAATGAGTTCGGCGAATTTTCCTAAGTTTGATATTTAGGAAATTTAACACCGCTTCAATCTCTTGTAATTGATTAAAACGGTGTTCTGTTACTCCCGGAAGCGCAGATATGCTTTTTTCAAGGTTACCAAAAATCTTTACTTCATTTTTGGCAGCGGTTAATTCAGATTCATAGTATGATATAAAATCGGGTATAACTGCCAAATCAGCAGAGATTTTTGTGTACCAATTCATTAGTATCTATCCTCATCGTCATAGTCATCGTCATAATAATCTTCATCTTCATCTTGTAGATTACGGTCATCGTATATAGCTAATGCCTTATTGATGTCCTTATCACTTCTGAATGAAGATTTTATGTCGCTTGCATCAAAATTATTTTCAATCATATATGATACAAGTTCTTCTGCTGCTTCACTCCTAGAACTCAAATCAATATGTTGGCGAAGTACATCCCATACTTCAGCAATTACATCTAAATCCATTATCAAGTCTCCTCGGCTACTTCAGCCTCTCTCTGAACAGTAGATTGCCTATTTTGATATTCTGCCATAACTTTATCTAAGCAACCTTCTTCGTTACTTTCCCAACCCTTACGGAACATTTTAATAACTTCTCCGTCATTGGTCGTATATGAAAGACGATTACCTTCTTTACTAAGTAGGCCGTTCTTCTCAAATAAATCAAGTAAGCCACTGTATGGATTCATACCTGTTGCATATGGAATTTTAATCTGAAGTGATTCAAATGGTTTTGCGTAACGTGTTTTCATAATTTTACACGCAGCACGAATACCATTTACTTCCGAGACTTTATTACCATCTTCATCTTCTTTGAGTTTCAATTTCTTCATTGCGACAACAATACTTGATGCGTACACAAAACCTTGTCCACCTGAAATTTTATCGTCAGGATCAAACATATCTTGTGATGCATATGTATGGTTAGTTGCAACCATTCCAATGTTTAATGCTCCAAACATATTTACACAATTTCTAACTAAAGCAGTTAGTGCTTTGGGCTTACGACCCATATCGCCCTTTAAATCACCTGCATCAAACTGATTAACATCAGTAGGTGTCAATAGCATACCTAAACTATCTAAAACAAATAGAACTTTAGGTCTATCTTCTGGTGATAATGTTTTATAATCAACTACAAATTTACTGACTGTTTTAGCAACATCGTCAATCATTGCCATATTCAGTTTAAGAAGTTTTTCCTCTGAGGTATCTACTCCTAACGCTTTGAGCCAATCTTCATCCAATGCGTTTTCTGAATCAATGAGTACCACAAAGATACCTTGTTGCTGAGCATGACGTACCAAGTTACCAGAGCAGATGTAACTCTTTCCGGAACCAGATTCGCCAGCAAATACAGTGACCTTACCAAGAGGTACGCCTTTGCTAAAATCACCGCTAATAAGATAATTGAGTGCATAATTTCCTGTTGAGATCCAGTCGGTCGGATCATTAAAACCAATACTAAGTCCCTCAATGGACTTAGTAATATCTTTTCTAAATTTACTAACATCAAATGGCTTTACCAACTTATCCTCCTTGTTGTCTGTTGTTGATTATATCAGGGCAATGTGAGGCTAAGGTATCAATTTCAAAATCATTTGGAAAATGCCTTAACGCTGTTCTTGCTCTATCTCTGACTAAACTTGGTACACGTGGTGTCTTACCAGGATCACAGAGTTCCTCAAGTAATTTTTTACTTTGTTTAATAGCCTTATATCTATCAAGTGGTTGTGTCATAATATCCTCCTAATAGTAGGGAACATCCCTGTCCCCCACTTTTGTACTTTAGGCTACTTTATTTTGCCTTGCACGGATCATTGCTAGAATGTCCTGTGCTTTGTCGCTTGAGGTTGAAGGAACTGCAATTGGTTGATTGGCAACTGATTCATCTTCCCAAGGTGTGGAGTCTGCTATGGGTGCGGATGCGGGTGCCACTGAAGATTCAGCATGAGGCTCTTGTTTTTCCGCTGTTGCACCTGCAGGTACTTCCAATCCATATGGGCGATAAT